TATATAAACACAGATAGTAAACAATATAAAGATAATGTCGAAGTCGAGGACTTCTTTGAGAGTATTTGGAATTTATACCCAAACAAAAAAGGAAAAAATAAAGTATCAACAAAAAGTAAAAAAGAGTTAAGTAAATTGGGATTTGATACGATAAAAGAAGTAATAGAAAGATATAAAATTGCAAAACCAGATTGGCAACACTATCAAAATGGCAGTACATTCTTTAATGGAGGTTATATAGATTATTTAGAGCAGAATTACAAAGAACCAGAAAGTGAGTATATTCCGACAAGTTATTACTACAAAGAGTGCTAAAAAATAACATAAACAACGGAGGGTGCTACAGTGGTAAACAATATTCCGAACGACCCGAAGGCAGAGATGGCAGTATTAGGATGTATGTTGTTTAGTACGGAAGCAGTCGAAAATGTAAAAAATAAATTGGTGGCAACTGACTTTTACTCACCAATCAACAAGAAGATATATGAGAAGATGTTAGAAATACACAATAATAATAATATACCTGATTTAATAACATTAAGCAATTACAATTTTGATGTAGAGTATATAGCAAACCTTGCAAATATCGTTCCGACCGATGTTAGATTGAATCATTATATTGATATTGTATACAAAAATAGTATTAAAAGAAAAACTATAAAAGCGTGTCATGAAATTATTGATACAATGCAAAAAACAAATGATAATGTGGAAGAAATAAAAGCACATACAATGCAAAAAATAGATATTCCAATTAATACAAAACAAGAAAACAACGATATGAACAGTTTATTGCGACTTACAAACGAATCTATATTATCAAGAAAAACAAAAATGCATGAATTTGCAAAATATGGTTTTGAATGGTTAGATATTCAAACCGGTGGAATTAGAAATTCTTTAACATATCTTGGTGCAAGACCTTCTACAGGTAAATCCTCATTTGCCGTCAATATAGCATTGAATTTAATGAAACAAAACAAAAAAATAGTATTCTTTAGTTTGGAAATGGAAAATCAGGCTTTAATTGAAAGAATGTTAGCAATTCATGGAACTTTGCAATATTCAAAGATATTAAAGCCGATTTTAATGCAGGAGGATGATTGGAAAAAGTATGAAGTAACTATAAAAGATTTAAAAAAATACTCGATAAAGATATTTGACAATATAACAACATTAGAAGGAATTAATGCAATAACATCTGAGTTAGTTGCGAAAAAAGAATGTGATTATGTAATCATTGACCATTTGCATTTAATGAATACTAAACAAAAAGCAAATAATACTCATGAAAAAATTTCTTTTATTTCAAGAGAATTAAAGTTGATGCAAATGAAGCAAAAAATACCATATTTTGTGTTATTGCAACTTTCAAGAAAGTCAGAAGAGGAAAAAAGACCACCTCGACTAACTGATTTGCGAGAAAGTGGGAGTTTAGAGCAGGATGCCGATAATGTATTTTTTTTACACGCAGACGATAACGGAAAATATGAAGAAAACAAAGAACCTATACAAATGGTGGATATTATAATAGCAAAACAAAGGGCAGGAGTAAGGGACGTATACAAGAAGTTAAAATATTATAAAGCAACTCAAAAATTTTACGATAAATAAAAGGATAATGGCAATATGTTATAGAACATTATACACAAACTTATCAACAGAAAGGGGATAACATGGAATACACTTATACTTATGAATATCTTGTAGCATATGCAATTTATACGGATGATAGCGATTCGTACATTGGAAGAAGTTTTTTAACACTTAGAAATCCAATTATGAAAAGTCAGGATATTGAGGAAATAGAAGAAACAATATTAGGTTCAACTGTATACAATGCCGAAAGTATTTTGATAACAAATTATCAATTAATACGAGTTATTAAAACAAAAAAACAAAAAGGGAGAAAACAAAAAAATGACAATACAAATGATGATAAATAAATTACAAAAACAAATTAATGATTGCGATGAAAAAGAAATGTTTAAAAATGAGATTGAATTAACCGAAAATATAATAGATAGGTTGAAAGAATATATGTTTCTAGCATCAGCATTGGGAATAACACTAGACGTTATACGTGACAACGCAGGAGATGAGTTTATACAGCATTTAAACCATGAGATAGATATATTTAATATTGCAGTAGACAACATCTTAGGAGGGCAACCAGATGCGTAAGGTAAGGGATACAAGTAAATACAAAAATAGAAGAACATTGGTTGATGGTATATATTTTGACAGCAAAAAAGAAGCAGAACACTATTTGATATTAAAATCACTTGAAAAAAATGGGATGATAAAAGATTTAGAACTGCAAAAGGAATTTGAATTGATACCAAAGTATCACAATGGTGAAAAAAACATACGGAAAACAGTATATAGAGCCGATTTTGTATATAAAAATAATCGAGATGAATTGATAGTAGTAGACGTAAAAGGATACAGGACAGAGATATACAAGCTAAAGAAAAAACTATTTGAATACAATTACAAAATGAGAATTACAGAATTATAAAAAAACATAGGAGGAAACAAGAAAATGACAAACAAGGAAAAAATTACAATATTAAAAGGATATGTAGATGCAGAAAAGGAGCATCAGCAACTAATTGAGATGCTAGAAACAATTAAAGGGAAAATGTATGGAGCATCAGCACAAAAATTAACAGATATGCCGAAAGCTTCAGGCTATAGCAATGATAAATTTGATAACTATATAATCACATTAGAATCTTATACGGAAAGAATTAATATTAACTTAGATAAATTGCAAAAACAAAGGTTATACATAGAAAATTGCATAAATATGCTAGATAATACAACACAAAGAATGATAATGAGATACAGATATATAGAAGGATTAAGGTGGGAAGAAGTTTGTGTAAAAATGAATTATGGATGGAGACAGACACACAGGCTACACACAAATGCATTAAAAAATATTAAATTGATGAGGTAATTGTATGGAATATAAAAAACTTATATCAACACTAGAATCAATTAAGGATTTTTATAAAAACGATGGGCATTTTGTATCAGAAACAAATGGAAAAGAAGAAATAAAAGCGATAGAAATGGCAAAGCAGATTATTATTTTAAACGAAAAATATTTAAAAAAGTGGGGTAAAAATGTATAGAGAGATTAAAAAATTAGAGGGAATGAGGGCATGGGCATTAAGCAACGGATTTTATGATTGGGTAGAGCAGCTTAATGATGTTATTGATAAATTAATAATACAAAAAAGGGATTTAGAGGAATTAAGAGAAAAACACGAACGGCTATTAATACAGATAAAAGAATAATGGCATAGAATGGCACATTCAAACATGATAATATAATATTATAGGATGATAGGGAAAACGAACATTGCAGCCAGTTGGCAAAGGGTCGGGGTGGGGACTTGAATGTTCAAAATGTAAAAAGGGGTGCAGTATGGATATACAAGCAATAGATATTAATAAATTAAAAAAAGCTAAATATAACCCGAGAAAAGATTTGCAACCAAGTGATAGAGAATATCAAAAAATAAAAAAATCAATACAGGAATTCGGATATGTTGAGCCGATAATTATTAACAATGATTATACAATTATTGGTGGACATCAACGGCTAAAAGTATTAAAGGATTTAGGGTACACAGAGGTACAAGTAGTTATTTTGGACGTAGATAAGACAAAAGAAAAGGCATTGAACGTGGCATTGAACAAAATATCAGGCGAATGGGATTTGCCTTTATTAAAAGACTTATTGCAAGATATAGATACGGGGGAAATAGATATTGAATTGACGGGTTTTGATAATGAAGAAATAGAGCAACTTTTAACGCAAATTAATCTTGATATAGATGGGGAAGCAATAGAGGATGATTTTGACGTAGAAAAAGAACTTGAAAACATAGAAGAACAACAAGAAACACGGGTGAAACGTGGAGAAGTATGGCAACTCGGAAAACATCGGTTAATGTGTGGAGATAGCACAAACGAAAACAATGTAAAAACATTGATGGATGGTAAATTTGCAGACATGGCATTTACAGACCCACCTTACAATGTTAATTACTCTAATGCAGATAGACCAAAAGCAAGTAAAACCGATTTAGGAAAAATAAAAAACGATGCAATGGATGTGAATTCTTTTTATTTGTTTTTGCAAGATATAGGAAAATCAATAGATTTAGCGACAAAAAATGATTGTTCTGTTTATGTTTGGTATGCAGATAAAACTACAATTCAATTTTATAATATGTTTAATAACACAAATGTAAATTTTAATCAAATGTTGATATGGAAAAAGCCAATGTTATTGGGACGCAATCGATACCAATATTCCTATGAGCCATGTATATTTGCTATAAAGGGAAGCCCATATTTCACTCAAGATAGAACAAAAACAACGGTTTGGGATTTTGGGGGATATGATAAAAGTAAAAACATCCATCCAACACAAAAACCCTTATTTTTACCAACGGAAGCAATAATGAATAGTAGTAAAACAAATGATATTATTTTAGATTTATTTGGGGGTAGTGGTTCGACACTAATTGCGTGTGAGCAAACCAATCGAATATGCTATATGATGGAATTGGACGAAAAATATTGCGATGTAATATTGGCAAGATGGGAAAAGCTTACCGGGAAACAAGCGATAAAGATTGAAGGAGGGGAGGATAATGGCAGAACTATTATTGAATGATGAAATGATAGAAAAGGCAAAGAAATATATATCGGCAGGAAATTATGCCAATGTAGTATGTCAATATTTGGGAATTAGTGAGGTTACATATTACAAATATATTAATAAAGGCGAAGAAGATATAAAGAATAATATTGATAGCATATTTGTTAAGTTTATTAAGGCTATAAAAGAAGCAGAGGCAGAGGCAGAAATGAGAGCCGTGGCAAGTATTCAAAAAGCAGGTAGCGAGGGAAACTGGACGGCATACGCATGGTATTTAGAACGTAAGCATAAAAAAAGATGGTCACAGAAGCAGGAAATTGAGCATAGTGGAAACGTAGGTGTAACTATTAAGGATGATATATGATGGACATTAAGATAAGTGAAAAGATACTACCTAACTTTTATGATATGTGGAGAGAATGTAAGAATCCCGATAAATTAAATATAGTATGTAAGGGTGGTCGGAATAGTAGTAAATCGACCACTATTTCTATTAGGTTGATATTTAACAGAATGAAATACAATAGCCATGCGTTGGTTATTAGAAAGATTGATAAGACATTAAGACGGTCATGCCGTGAACAACTAATTTGGGCGATAAACCACCTGCAAGTCAATCAGTATTGGGAATACTCACAAACACCTACAGGGGATATGACACTTACATATATTCCAACACAAACAAAGATATTTTTTGAAGGAGCAAACAACCCTGAAAAGATTAAATCTTACAAAACATCGGATAAGCCTATTACCGACCTATGGTATGAAGAATTAGCAGAATTTAAAACTGAAGAAGAAATTACAGTTATAAACAATTCCATATTAAGAGCAGGTTTACCCGATGGGTTGTATTACAAGTTTTTTTATTCGTATAATCCACCAAAAAGGAAACAAAGTTGGTTGAATAAAAAATATGAATCGGCAATAATACCCGACCATACATATGTACATCATTCAACCTACTTAGACAATCCATTTGTAAGTAACTTTTTTAAGCTTGAAGCAGAACACGTTAAGCAAGTCAATAAAAGATTGTACGACTGGGACTATTTAGGGATGCCGATAGGTTCAGGAATTGTACCTTTTAACAATTTACAATTTAGGACTATATCAGACGAAGAAATACAGTCTTTTGATAATATTAGACAAGGCAACGACTGGGGATATGCTACAGACCCTAATGCGTTTGTTAGATGGCATTATGATAAAACAAGACGGACTATATATGCTATTGATGAAATATATCAGGTTAAAATGAGCAATAGAGAACTAGCAGACATATTAATACAAAGAGGATATAATAAAACGCAAACTATTGCAGATAGTGCAGAGCCAAAGAGCATAGACGAGTTGAAACAATACGGATGTTATTTTATAGGAGCAAAAAAGGGGCAAGGCTCGGTAGAATATGGTGAGAAATGGCTTGATGAGTTGGAAGCGATAGTAATCGACCCAAACAGGACACCAAATATTGCAATGGAATTTGAAAATATAGATTACATGACAGACAAAGATGGCAATACAATACCAAGGCTAGAAGATAGAAATAACCATATCATTGACAGTTCACGTTACGCATTCCAAAATGACATGGATAATAAAGAATCAATAATATTTGCATAGGGGGTGATAGATTGTTTGATAAGCTAAAAAATATATTTAATAAAAAAGATGTGCAATACATAGCAAGTCAGGGATATGGTCAACCATATTGGACAACGCAAAGGGATGAGCAATACATCAAAGAAGCTTATAACAAATTGGTGTGGGTGTATTCGTGTGTAAGCATGATTTCATCGTGTGTATCGTCCGTTCCGTGGGTATTGTATCGAAAGCAAAACAATAAAATGATTGAGATTGAACAGCATCCTATTTTAACATTTGCTAACATAAGAGCAAACAATTTCATGAGCAGTAAAGATTTTTTCGACTTGTGGGCAACTTATTTGGCATTACAAGGCAAATTTTTTGCAGAGTACAATAACCCTGTATTGCCAACACAATTATACCCACTATACCCACATTTGACAAAACCTATTCCAAGCAAAACCGATTTTGTGTCAGGCTTTCAATACAATATTGAACAACCACCTAAAACGTATAGCAAAGAATTGATAATGTGGAGTAAATTTAATGACCCTTCTAGCCTGTACGATGGGTTATCACCCGTAAGAGCATTGGCAAGAACGATAGATACAGAAAATGAAGCAGTGAACTGGAATAAATCGACATTACAAAACTCGGCAATACCTGCAGGTGCGTTGTCAGTTGTTAACCCGTCACCCGAATTGACAGAAAGATTAAGGGATGAATGGATAAGCAGATATACAGGGGCAAAAAATGCTAAAATACCTTTGATATTAAATGCAGAAAAAGCATCCTATGTACCGTTTGGAATGAGTCCAACGGACATGGATTTTTTAAACCAAAGGAAGCTTAACAGGATAGAGATATGTAGTGCGTTTGGTGTTCCTTCTCAAGTAGTAGGTGACCCTGAAGGACAAACCTATTCAAACTATGAAGAAGCAGTAAAAGCATTTTGGCAAAACACAATCATACCCAAGTATCTAGAAAATATTAAAGATACATTGAATATAGGTATAGTAAGCAAATACAATGACAATCTATATTTAGATTATAACTTAGATGGTATATCAGTATTACATGAATCATTGGACAGCATGGCAGAAAGAGCGAGAGGACTATTTAAGGACAATATTATTTCTAGGGATGAGGCTAGAGAGTTTATCGGTTATGACAAGGTAGACAACATAAATTTATTTTATTCGGATATTATGACAAAACAGCTTACACAAGAAGTAACAACGCAAGAGGAAGCTAAAAGCATCCAAAAAAAAACAAATGATATTGAAACAGAAGTATACAGGCAAATATGGGAAACAAAAGACAAGCAACGGCAAAAATATGAAGATAAAATAAAGGTATTGTTTGAAAAGAATTTCAAGAAAGAAAACGAAAATGTAAAAAAATCTATTACACTTCCATATTCGATGGAGGACATACAAAAAGCCATCAATAAAACAGCGAAGGGCAAAAAAGAAATATTGATGGCAATGTATGTTGCTATGACTCAAGATTATGGTACTGAAACATATAACGAACTGAAAACAACAAAAAAACAGGATGTATTCGATTATAACAACGAGAATATACAAGAGTTTATTCAAAACATAACAGCAGAAAAAGTAACAATGATTGA